GGGGGCGAGTAGGGGCGATCGCAGTCGTGCTCTTCGCCGCACGAGCAGCACTGACGCCGTGTCCCAACCACGCGCTGCCCGAGGAGCTCACCCAGTTTCCGACCGCGCGGCATCGTCGTCCTCCTTGGCGATTTCACGCAGCCGCAGCTCACAGCGGCAGTCCTCGATCAGCCTGGCGTGGTACTCGCGCAGCTCGGGCGCGTCGTAGAAGCTCACCACGGCGCGGAGCTCCTCGTCCGTGGCGAAGCGGATGCGGTTTTTATACATGGTGCTCTCCACGCTCGAGACGCGTAGCCACGTCTTGGACGTCGATCGGCCGCCCGCACCGCTCCGCGTCGATCGCGAGCTGCTTGAAGAACTCGAGCACGTCTTCGAGCTCGTCATCTCGGCTGTCGCCGCCGATCCCGTAGCACTCGCGCGCGCAGCCCTCGCACAGTCGCTCTTGCGAAGCCTCGTCGCACCGCGTGCAGGCTTCCGGCTTCTGCGGCGTTGCGTCTGGCGCGGCGCTCATGGCGCGGTCTCCACGCAAGGCTCATCCCACTGACATTCGGGCTCGAACTTCTCGTTCAGCACGAGCTTGAATCCGTGCGCGATGTGACGCGTCGTGCGCGTGCCCCGGTTGATTGTCTTGACGATCAACCCCGGCTTGCCACACACCGGACATGTGCAGCTGACGGCGGCGGCGCTCCTACCGCCGAAGAAACTACCGACTGGTCTTTTGGTCACGTCTACACGCAGATTCTCCATAATCATTCCCTTTCGCTCAGCACCTCGAGTGTGATTTCCGTGCGTGGCCGGCCCGTGATGCGTTCGTGCGAGCCCTTGTCGATCTGACGATCGTTCGCGTAGGCCACGCCCTCGAGGCCGTCCGCGACGCTCTTGAACACGTTGTCGCCATCGCTGCGGCCGGTGAATGCCACATGCAGCCGATAGCGGCGGTATAGCGGCCAATCACGCCCCAGCATCAGTCGCGCGAAGTTGCGTATCGCGCGCTCGTACGCTCGAGTTTCCTTCGGCGTGAACGTGCCGTTCTTCGTGACGCGTGGCCTCTGTTTGCCACGCGGTGGACCAGCGATGGCGAACTTGCAGATCATGTTTGCGCGTTCCTCGCGAGCGACACGAGCCATTCGGCGAATGCCGGCGGCGTGCGCCTGCGCTGCTGTTCGCTGCAGACCTTGATGCCGGGCGGGACCAGGCCACCCGAGCCCTTGCTGCGCTTACGCCCGCCGCTCACCCAATGCGTTGGTTCGCCGCCAGCGCGCGCGGTCGTGAACACTAGCCCGGGACTGACGCCGACGAAGTAGAGCCAAGTCTTCTTGCGAGCGACGTGGCCCCACGCGACTTGTTCGACTTCGAACGACCAGCCCGGACCGCCGAGCTCCTTGAGCAACCAGCCATTGAGAGGCTTTGGCAGCTGGCAGTGCCACCATAGTCTCGACCCGGCCGGCTGCTCGAGTACGCCGCCAAACTTCCGCACCTGCTCCACCGCGCGCGGGCCACAGTCCCTGCCTTCACCGCGGCTCAGGTGGCGCAGGTTCCCCCACGGGCCACACGGCGGATGCGCGACCACTGGATGCGGCCCGTCGTACGCGCGTGCGTCGCGCTGCTCGTCCCAGCACTCGACACCTTCCATGCGCGGATACGGGCCTCGTGGGTCGATGTACAGCGCCGCTACAGTGCGCATCACGCAGCCTCCAACGCTCGCCGCTGACGGCTGCAGTGCCTGCACGTCATCTCGCGCAGGACACCGCCCCGCGCGTACACCTCGACGACGCGCAGCATGCGCGGCCCGCCGCACTTGGGGCACGGGTCGACGTCGACGCAGGTGTGGCCCCGCACTGCCGGCACCTCGCGACCGAACAGCGCGCAGTTGCTACAGGGGCGGGGGCTCACTTCGCCACCTTCGCGAGTACGGCGCGGAGCGTGGTATCGATGCACTCGCTGAATCCCCACTCGTAACCGAACTCGTCCCAGTGACTGAGCGTGGCTTCCGCCGCCTCGCGCAGCTCGCGAAGCTTGGCGCCGCTCAGCGCACGCTCGGCTAACCGGCGCTCCATTCGCTCGCACTCCGCCCGCAGCCGCTTATTGTCGGCTTCGAGACGCGCGGTCACTGATTCGGCGTGCAGCCTAGAAGCGTGTGCCGTTTCGTAAGTCTCGTGCAGTTCGGTGAGCTCCGCCTTGAGCGCGTCTCGCTCGGTGAGAATCGGCCGCACGTCGCACACAGCCGGGTCGCAGTCCGCGTGGATCTCCTCGATCGTCTTGACGTCCATCACTTGCGCCTCCGAAGGTCTTCGCCGCCAACAGCGGCCATGTGCACCGGCATCACGCGCGCCAGCACGTCGCGCACAAGCCCGGGCTCACTGCACTTGCAGCCGGCGCCCTTCCAGCACTTCGCGCAGCGTTGCACGCGCTTTGCCTCGGGAATCTGACAGCTGGCCTTGACGTCGCCCCACACGTCGCCGTCATCGTCCACGAGCTCGTCGGCGCACGACTCGAATGGAACCGCATAGGGCCCGATGTCACCAGCGCTCTTGAGCTCGGTGACAATGTCCGCGTGGTAACGAGTGGCTTCGGCGAAATCGCGGAATGCGCGCCACTGATTGACCAGCTTATTGTGGCTTCGGACGAACACCTCGAATCGAGGGCCGTCATCGCACTCAGTCTCGATGAACACCACTGTGCCGAGCCACCACCCGTGGATCACGTTACCGCGCGCTTCGTCACGGCCTTCCCAATTCACTTCGCACGTAACGATCGTAGTCATACGTCGTCGTCCTTGCGCTTCGGCTGCTTGTGCTCGCACAGCGAGACGATGCTTCCGGCTTGATTGCGCTGCACAGCGAACCGTGGCCGCGCGTTCGACCACTTGATTTTCGCAACCTTACCGAGCGTGAGAGAGTCGCTCTTGTCGCCGTTGCGCCAGAGCAGCATGACGACTTCCGCCATGTTTTCGATGTCGCCGCTCTCTTTGAGATCGCTCGTGTACACCTCGCCGAACGGCTTCTCTTTGCTCGGACGCGAGAGCTGCGACGCGAGCACGAGTGTTGCGCCGAGCTCCTGGCATTGCGCCTTGAGACGCGCTGCGGCGTTCGCCACGAAGTGCCGCCGCTCTGTCTTCTGTGGGTCACCGATCGCCTGCAGGTAGTCGACGTAAATCACCTGGCAGCCGAACTTGCGCACCTGGTGCCGCATGGCGCGGAGCACGTCGGGTAGCGGCCGGCCGAGTTCGAACGCGAAGCTGATCGGCAGCTTCGCCGCTGAGCGCGAAGCCTCATCCGCCTTCGTGTCGTTCACCTGCGAGATGTCTTCGTGTGTCTCGTGGGCGTAGACGCGTTCGCCCCAGACAGCTTCCGGGTCTTCGCACGACACGATGCCCACGCGAATGCCGCGTCGTGCCTGGTTGATGGCCATCGCGAGAATGAGCGAGCTTTTGCCAGCGCCCGTCGTCCCGCCGACCACAGTCATGGTCTTCGCGCGCAGGTTGCCGATCGGCTTGTCGATCAGCGGAAAGCCCGTGCGACGGTGGTCGCTCTCGCTGCGCGAGCGCTGCTCTTCTTCGACCGCCGCCCACACGACTTCTTGCGTTGCGAAATACTCCGCTGCGCGCGAATCCGTCTGCTCAGATGCGACGTTGAGCACGTGCTCGTCCGCGGACTCCTCGTCCCCGCTGATGAGCTGCGCCGCCGCGCGCGACAACGTCTCGTACTTGCGCCTGCGGCGAGCGAGCCCACGCAGGTGCTCGGCGATCGGCCCGGCCGGCTGCTCGCGCTCGCCCACGTCGGTGAGGATGCGATCGATGGTGTCTGCCAGCTTCGGAGCGGCCTGCTTTAGCTCGTGCTTCCAGACGGCCTGCTTGCCGTCCACGCGCTCCCAGAGGAGCTCGCACATGGCGCGGTGGTCGTCGGCGAAGAACACCGCCGGGTCCAGGCGCGCCTCGTGGTCGACCATGTGCTCGCGCTGCGGACGCGCCGTCACCCCGATGCAGCTCCGGAGGTACAGCGCCTCGGACCCGAGGTCTGTGCACGGTGCGCCGTTCTTCATGACGCGGCCTCGATGCAGCCGTCAGCTGCATGTTCAGCCCAGTGCGCGAAGTCACGCACGAAGAACTCGAGCACATGACCCTTGGTGCGCTGCTTGGGGTCACGCAGAAACGCTCGCGCCGCCGCCTCGAACAGTGCGCGTTGTCCAACGTCAGTCCGCTTGGATTCCACGCGGACAAGTTCGACCAGGGAGATAAACTGTCGCGCGTCGCAGCTCGTGATCCGCTGCTCGTCGTACTCTCGAGGGTTCCGCGTCCCTTCCTGCTCTTGGTTGTACAGAGCCTGATAGATCTTCCCGAGACGCACGAACGTCGGGTCTAGCTCTGGAGGTTTCGGAAGAAGCTCCGGAGGAGCCGTGGGTTCAGCGCGCGTCTGGGTCTCGCGTGCGCGCGCGTCTCTCTCTCTCTCTTCTATCTCTTCTCTCTGTAAAACGTGAGTTGAGTCATTTCCTATAGTTGGCGTTCGATTGACCCCACTCTGACCCCACTCTGACCCCGCATTGACGTCGCATTGACCCACGTCTGACGTCTCTTTGGACTTCCGAGGGTCGGGCTTCCTGGGCCCCAGTTGTTCGTCGGCCCGGAACACGAGCCGAGCCTTTCCGTGCTCGATCACGAGCAGCCCGCGACGCTCCATGGCCTCGAGCATTCGGCAGGCCGCGCGCCGGTCCTCGACCTCGACACGTAGCAGCTTGCAGAGCGAAATGGCCCAACGTTCCGTCACTGCGACCTCAGCCACGCGCGCCTTCTCGTCGTAGATCGTGACGAACAGTTCGAGCCCGAGGCATCGCGCATCGAGCGATACCTCGAACCACTCGGGATGCCGCTCCCGAGGAACCGCTGCAAACTTGAATCCCAGCTTACTCAAGCACGAACTCCTGCCGCCAATGGCGGCGACAGTTGAAGTCAGCTCAGCAGTTCGCCCTGCCGCTCACCCGCGGGAATGGCGCGCTCGTCGATCACCTCACCGGTGTCTGAGCGCACGCACCGACGAACGTTGTGCTCCCAGTCCTCTTGCCATCGGCACTCGACAGCGCGCGGCTCGTGCTCGCTGCGGATGATCTCGCCCAGGCGCCCCATCTCGTCGCGCGCGGCATCGAGCTGATCCTTGAACACGCCGTTCGCAGCTTTCTTCGCATCCTCGATGCGCTCGTACTCGCGATACGCCGCGCTCAGCGCGCGTCCACGGTCTTGCAGCTCTCGCGGTGACAACAGCACCGGCAACATTCGCGTCTCGGTCTCTCGTGCCATGTCAGTTCTCCCTGTGAATCACGCACTTCCGAGCAGAGCCACGAACACGAGCGCCAGCGGGGGAACGCGATCCGCCAACATCTCTACGCGACGGTGATTATCCGCGCGTTACTCGTGACCCTGCTCCGAGGAGCGTTTATTTCGCGCAATTACGTTTGTCCTACATTTGCACCACAAGTCTCACCTATGAGGTCTAGCTATGCTGTTAGCCGTGTGTATTGTCTGGCCGCATGGACTACTCACGCGGCAGTCGAGGTCTTCCCGCGTGGGATCCACTCGACCGCTCGTATCGGTCCGTTCGCCCAATCTGCGCTGAGCGACTCGAGCTCATGCGCGAATGCCAGCCCGAGCCGTCTGCGGCCGGACTCGACGTGAGAGATGTATGACTCGTCGCAACCGATCAGCTTCGCCAGACTCGTCTTCGACAGCCCGCAGTCCGTCCGAAAGGCCCTCAGCCGCTTGTGTGGTCCCGTGCTCACCCAGCACCCATGACAACAATCCTGATTATTGTCAAGATGCCAATCGTCAGGAATACACTGACTCGAGTCAGGCCGAATTCCCGGATAATCTCCCTATGGCCACAGGGAAGAGCCGGGAACTAAAACGGGAACTGCTGCGGATGTCGTGGCTGATTAGGCAGCTGCAGCGCGACGGCATTGGGCAGGCCGAGATGGAGAGGCGGACAGGTATTGAAAGCAGCCACCTAAATAAGCTGCTCAACTACGAAGGCGCTCGACGCAAGGGGCTCGGGGCGGACATCATCCGCCAAGTGCGAGATGGCCTGAAAATTGATCTCGGGTACTTCTTCGACGACTACGATGGGGAGCGCAACTACAAGGTTTACCCCCTGAGCGCGAAGCGCGACGAGAAGCGCGTGTCAGACATCGAGTCTGATGTGGCGGAATTGAAGCGTGGTCGCGCCGCCGATGCTGTCCGCGACGCAGAGCGCGACACAGAGATGGCGCGTCTACGCGCCTTGCTGCTCGGTAAGGAC